ACGTTGACGCAGACGGCAATGAGGTTGAGGCAGATGCTGAAGGTGCTATTGCCAAGAACCGCAAGGGCATCCGATACCCTGAGTTGCTGGCGTTTGTGGGTGCAGCTACTGAACAGCGGCTGGCTGACATTGAGACACGTCTGACCGCATTGGAGACAGCATAATGGCAAAAGATAAGCTCACTGATTACGATGCCACCGCGTCCAACAACACGGATGTTGGCGGTATATCTGTAGCTGAAGGGATGCTGCCCAGTGGCGTGAACAACGCCATCCGGGAGCAGATGAGCCATCTCGCTGACTTTGCGGCTGGCACCAGCGGTGTGGACGTTCTGAAGCTACAGGACAACACCGACACAAACAGCATCAAGCTGCAAGCGCCAGCAAGCGTGACCACTACTGTGACGCTTACACTGCCTGACGGTGATGGTACAACGGGACAGACTATTGTAACTGATGGCGCTGGTACGTTAAGCTGGGGTTCTGGCGGTGGCGGGTCATTCTTAGGTGATAGTGGTGGCGGTACGGCTGACATCATTCGTGTGCATGAAAAGCAATTAGACACGAGTGTAACAGTATCCGCCACAGACAATGGTCTTTGCGCTGGGCCGCTCACTTTGGCAACGGGCGTGGTTTTGACAGTCGCAACAGGCGGCACGATGGTGATAGCATGAGCGAGTTAAGAGCAGACACAATCACAGGCAGTGATGGCACAGGCCCAGTCACGCTGACTAAGCAGAGTGCGGCAAAGGCGTGGGCGAATTACGCTCATGCTACTGGATTGAGAGAAAGTTTTAATATCTCAACATTTACCGATAACGGAACGGGGGACTACTCTCTTTCTTTAACAAGTAGTTTTAGCAATGCAAACTATGCGGTAGGCGGAATATCTATAAGTGGTGGAGATAGAACTGTCGTTCTTGATACAGCATCTACCGCATCTATTATAAGAACAAACAACTACGATACAAGCGCTGGAAGCGCCATTGATGGAGAATCGTCTTTCTCAGCACACGGAGACCTAGCCTGATGTCTGAACTCAAAGTAGATACCCTCACTGGCAAGACCACCGCCAACGACATCACCGTGACTGTTGGTGCTAGTGCTACTATGTCTCTGGAACAGGGGTTGGCGAAGGCTTGGGTTAACTTTAATGGAACGGGAACGATTGTTTCTCGTGATTCACTGAACGTGTCTGGGTTGGTAGATAATGGAACGGGTTGGTATTCAGTTAATTTTGCCAATTCTATGGATAGTTCCGACTATTCTTCTACGGGTGCAGGCGGCGGGACAAGCGGCATACCGTTAACTAAAATTCCACCAACTAATGTTGTTTACAACACCTCTGGGTTTCAGCTTCAGACTTTAAATACTGCGTCTCAGGCAACTCTTGATACACAAATTATAGGAACACAAAACTTCGGAGACTTAGCATAATGGCTGGAAAAATTGTAGCAGATTTGCTGGAACACAGCACCGCTGGGTCAATCGCCACGAACTATGTTGTCGAGGGTAGTGCGAAGGCTTATTGGAGAAGTGCTACTACTTACACACTAGGCGCATCCTTGAATGTTTCATCAATGACGGACAATAGCACGGGTAATTATGACGTTTCTTTTTCTAGTGCATTTGCTTCCAGCACTGACATAGTTAACACCTTTGGAAACGTTTCTAGCGTCTCAAGAACGTATGGCGGCTATGTTCTATCAGCTTCTCAAGTTTCTTGCAGAATGTTTAACTCTAGCGGAACAGCCAATGACACTAATGCAACGGGCAATGTTCACGGAGACCTAGCCTAATGAACACACCATCATTCAAAGGCACACACCTGTTTGACCGCCTATGCTGGGCAAAGGAAAACCTAGACGGTGTGCAGTCAGACTATCGTGTTGTTTATGAGGACAGCATTGATGAGTGCGCCAAGATACTTGTGCCTGACCCCAACTGGATGGCGTGTGCATTGCAGGGCGGTATCCTGCCGCCAGTGTGGGTCTACTGGGAACTGGCAAAAGACGAAGCGCAGCCTGACTTCAAAAAACATACGCGCGGCTACCTGCTGCACGAGACTGAGCCAATGCCAGCGATGACAGAAGAAGAAGCAATCGAATACCTAATTCAGAAGGATATCCCTCAGTCTGTCTGGCAGAATTGGGATGAGGGCAACCGCCCGACTATGGTAATATGTAAAAAGCAACAATTACCGCAGACAAGAGAATGGCGCAATTCGTGGCGCATATCTGATGAACTAAACTTAGCCGCTTAGGAGATTATAATGGCTGTTTCAACTTATATCGTGGATAAGGACGGTAATCAGATTGATGCCTCAACTGCTACCGTTCCAGCAAATCGTGACTTTCGTGGTGCTTGGTCACTGTCAGGCTCAGTGATTTCTGAGGACTTGGCAAAGGCAAAGGAAATCTTTGCCGACAAGGTGCGTGAAGCCCGTGGCCCACTGCTTGAAGCGTTAGACACAGATTATATGAAAGCACTGGAAACAAGCGCAGACACAACACAGATTGTGGCTGACAAGCAAGCACTGCGTGATGCACCGATTGCTGGCAACAGCGCATCGACTATTGCTGAGTTAAAGGCCGCTTGGCCTTCTTGCTGTGGTGTTAGCCCTTACGCATAAGGACGCAAAAATGGAAATGACCAGCCTCATAGACATGCTACTTGGCCTTGTTGTGGCTGGTGTTGCGTGGTTCCTGTCTGAGCAAAACAGAGAGCAGAAGCGGCTCAACATTTTGCTGAACAAGACCCGCGAGGAGTACGCCACACGGGCTGAAATGCGTGACGACATGCGTCAGGTTATGGAAGCCCTGCACCGTGTCGAGGACAAGCTCGACAAGGTGCTTGGTCGTTCCTAATGTTTAAGGTTATAGTCCTAGCTTGTAGCGTAGTCGTGCCAGAGCAATGCTATGAGTATCACGACACACGCGGCCCGTACAAAGACCGCGAGAAATGCGTATCCCGCGCGCATGAGATGGGTAACGCTATAGCTCAGATAAACAAGGGCGCAATCATGCCTCAAAAATACAGATGTAAACAACTGACGCCGGGGCGGCTGACCTAATGGTAGTCGCAGAGGCGTTGGCCGGGATTGCGCTTGTGAAGGCGGCGGTCGACGGCATCAAAAGCACAATCGGCACCGCGAAAGATATTTCGACCATTGCGTCTGACATCGACGCGCTGTTTCAAGGGTCGGACGAGGTTCAGAAGAAGGCGTCGAAAAAATCAGGCGTGAGGCTGGGTGATCAGTTTGGTGTTGATACCGTGGCAAAAGAGATTATTGACCAACGCCTTGCGGCGGAGGCGCTCAGGGAAGTTGCGGCGATGTGTGACCTGCGCTTCGGACACGGCACTTGGGCTTCAATACTTGCCGAACGGCAAAAGCGTATCCAAGAGCAGCGAGAGGCAGCGGCGAAGGCGCGAAAGGAAGCTCAGATTAAACACGATGAGATGATTGAAGGGCTAAAGGCTGCGCTAATAATATCCGGCACAATCGCGGTGGCCGTTGGGCTGTTTGTTTTCTTTATGGTGTCGGTAGCCGGGGCAATCGGGATAGCGTGATTAGCCACACCGCCACCGGCTTGATGGGCGAGTACGTCGCCGCCTCGGCTGTGTTACAGTTTGGGTATCGCGTCTCGATGGCGCAGCAAGATAAAATTGACCTAGTATGCTGGGGTGACGATAATGAATTTTATCGCGTACAAGTTAAGACTAGCCACTTGGTTAAGAATGAGAGGCGTCGCAGCCCGGTGTATCATTTCCAGCTTAGCAGTGGATGCAAGACTAAACATTTACCGAGCGAGGAAGACTATGACCTATTATGCCTTGTGGGCGCTGAGCATAGGCGCACGTTGTGGTTGCCAATCTGGTCAGTGCGCCAATATACGAAGCGCGTGTCGGCCAAGCTATTTGATGAGGCTGAGGCGGAGCGTGCGTCGTTTTTTAAGGCGATTGAAATTGTCAGGGAAATGAGACGATGAACAAAGACAGACTGCGTGAAGAACTGGCCGACGACGAGGGCTGCAAGTACGAAATATATCTCGACCACCTCGGGCTGCCGACGTTTGGTCTCGGCGCGCTTATAAAAGAAGGCGACCCAGAATACGGTCAGCCAGTCGGCACGCCAGTGTCAGAAGAGCGCGTGCGGCAGCGCTTCGCCTTAGACATAGCTGTGACGATCGAGGACTGCCACCGCCTGTACAGCGACTTCGACGAGCTGCCGGAAGAGGCGCAGCTCGTAATCGCCAACATGTGCTTTAACCTCGGGTATCCCCGGCTGTCCAAATTCAAGAACATGAAGGCCGCAGTCGACGCACGGGATTGGAACGAGGCCGCCGATCAGATGGTAGACAGCCGCTGGCACGATCAGGTCCCGAACCGGGCGAAGCGTCTGGTCGGACGCATAAGGAACTTGGTCAATGGCTGAGATTACGATGGAACGGTTTTTGCGTTGGAAGCTGTTACCGCGAGGCATGATGCTATTGAGCAGCCTGCTCGTGTGGGAAACGTCGAGCTGGTTTATGTATGACCTCGGCGCTGAGGCGACGACCCAGCAGACCGCGTTTGTCAGCACGATATGCGGCTGCTTCAGCGGCATGTTCGCAGTTTGGTTAAATCACGAGACGGTGAAAAAATGATAGCAGCACTAATACCGGCCGTTAGCGGCATCCTCGATAAATTTGTCCCCGACGCCGACACAAAGAACAAGCTGGCGCACGATCTCGCCACAATGGCCGAGAAACACGCTCAGGAGCTTGCTCTGGCGCAGATAGAGGTTCTCAAGGCAGATGCCAAGGGTAACTGGTTCCAAGCGAGCTGGCGCCCCCTCATAGGCTGGATATGCGGCCTGTCGCTGGGCATCAACTATATGGTGTCGCCTATTGCGGCTGGGTTTGGCGTCGCAATCCCGCAGGCTGACATGTCGGTGATGATGCCGCTAATGTTTGGCATGCTAGGCATCGGCGGCATGCGGTCATTCGACAAGGCGAAGAAGACCGACACAAAGTAAAACCCCCCGCCGAAGCGAGGGGTCAGGGAGAAGCTATTTAACAGGGCTTTTCTTTCTGATCTTGAGCATCATGCTCTTGCTCGTGGTTGGCCTGTTAGTCCGACCCAGCCGGTCAACCGGTGGCTTTGCGGCTGGTATTGCGAGCGCCTTTTTTAATTCGTCAATCGTTGGTGTCTTCATTTTCTACCCCTGTTCTGTAGCGCCGGTAATACCGGTCGCCGGTCTGCATGTTCTCAAAAGTAACGCTGTAACCGTCGCCTAGCTCTTCGATGTGGCGCGCCAGCACGCTGATCTGCTGGCCTCGATCGTCGATGATCCACGCCCATTCGTTAACTTTAAATGAAATCTCACTCATATTGTCACCTCTGAAAAGAACCCCCAGCCGAAGCCGGGGGCAAGGTAGCGTCGGGACGGGAGGAATACCCGACGCCAATTACAGTAGTCTAAAGCCGTGGGCGATGCCAGCGGTTTTCTCTGCGGCGCCTCGCTTGACCAGCGCGTTCATATATCTGGCGCACTGCGTCATCGACTTGCCGCTTTTTTCGGACAGCTCACGGATCGACGGGTAGTAGCCGTATTTGCGGTGGAACCGCGCTATCACCAGCCGGATGTGATGCTGCTTCGGGGTCAACGTAACCTCAGTCATCACGCACCTCTTTTACCGTCAGCGTGTTCTGGCGCACCGTGCGGGCTGGCTTGCCCGGCGTGGCTGGCTTGGGCGGCTGTGCCTTAAACTGCCGCATCGGCCAGCGCACCGCGTATTTGGTGTTGCCGACGACGCCGGTTGCGGCCTCGTGGCTGCCCATAAATTCCTTTAGCGCCGCCTCAGCCTCGTCTATGTCCGCCTCGGCTGCCTTCTTGGCGTCCTTGGCGTTGACGAGCTGTGCGAGCCACTCAGCCTCGGTGGCGGGCAGATCCAGCGGCGGGGCGCCGTCGTCGACCCGCGGGTAGGCGGTGTTGCCGTCCGAGGATGACAGCACCGGATACCACTCGATGTCGCGCTTGCGGCGCTCGAAGTCCTCGATGGCGTCGATTATCTTTGCCTGCACTGCCGCGTCGGCTTGGTACAGGAAGATGCGTAGCTCTACACCGCCGTATAGCACGCACACAGCGCCCCAAGTGGCTTTGCTGACCAGTAACTGCCCCTGTAGCTGTAGGACACCCCTGTGAGCCGCTGGCGCCTCTTCTGGCTTAGCGCTAGTCAGCTTGCTCTCCAGCACGCCCGTGCCGGTCACAAACACCCGGCCGTTGGGGCAGATGATGCCCTTGTCATAATCGGTGTCGACCCAGCCACCGACACCGGCATCTGCGGTGCCATCGAGCGACGCCGCAAACGGTATCTTGTCGTAGAACAGCGCGTCGTGTTCGAGCTTCAAGTCGTCGAGGCCGAGGCGCTCGGTTGCGGTAAGCAGTATGACCGGCTCAAGTGTGTCGCCCCAATCGCATGCCTCGTTGCCGTTAAACGGCTTCGGGTCGGGTTTGCCCTCGATGTCTGCCAGCACGCTTGCCAGCAGATCGTTGGGTGTGTCGTAGGGCGACGCGTTCATCAGAGCCGGTATGCGGCTCGCGGTGATGATGTGATTTGGTGTTTTTTTACCGACCATTTTAACTACTCCACTTGTTAGATTTACGCAGGTTTTCTTCAGCCGTGATTACCTGCAAATTCCACGGCACATGTAGACCGCATATGTCGTTACCTTGAAGCGGCACGATGTGGTCTAAATGAAATTTGATAAAGCCAGCTTGCTTATTCATGCCCCTGACTTTTCTCACCAGCCGGTCAAGCTCGCGCCTGTCGCACCACCTTGGCGTCGCCCAGCGCAAAGCCTTCTGACGTTTGAACGAGGCCAGCCGCATTGACGGCGACTGCTTGCGCCTCTCTCGCTTTGTCTTCTCAAACACAAGGCGGCGCGTTTCTGGCACAAACCGAATGATGTGCTTGACCGTGCGAAACTTCGGCGTCTTATGCGTCTTGACGCAGACGATGTCCGAGCTGACGTCGTAGTCACCGTTGAAGTAAGTTTTCTGGGTGCGGTGCTTCGCCAGCACAAGGTAGCAGGACGCGTCGGCTGGCATGCCGACAGATGTGGGGTAAACGACTGTGCCAACTTCTGGCGCGTATATCGAGCCATTCACCTCGACTGGGCGGTTGGGGTCATAGAAGTGATCGAACACGATGTAGCCGTCTGGAAGCTCGACCTTCATGCCGTCAGCCTCAAAGGCTCTGACGACGCTCTCATGCCCGCGTATGTCTGAGGCGGTAGTAAATGCGTGTATCATCACTGCACCCCTAACTTGACCATCAAAGCCCACACGTTCCACTTAGTCGTCACGATGTTGGTACACATCACCACCGCAAACGACACCAAAAACAACATTCCGATTATGTCTTTAATCATTGTGATCTCCATCAGGCGGGGCTGTTAGGCCACGCCAAATTCGATTGCGGCATCTGCGTGCATGCAGGCCATTTCCTCGTCAGCCAGATCGGCGCGGTACTGATCGTCGCCAGTCAAGCGATCACGCTGTGCCTCGGTCATCCACAAAAGATGCAGGTCAAGGTCGTGACAAATGTCACCGTCGGCATTGCGCTCGATTGCGTCAAACTCTGCGTCGGTGTATTTGTCTTCGCGGTTCCAATCAATCTTAGTCATTTTAGTCTCCCTTGCAATTTACCTGTTTTGTGCCTCTCGACTATTTGAATATGGACTTTATATTCATAAAACACAACCCCTATAGCTAAATAATTTTGAGGTGATATCAAATGTCTGAAATCAAGCCAGTATTGCTGAGGCTCAGAACCTCGACCATCGAGGCGCTCAAGGGCGAGCTAGAATTATCGGCTCACCGTAGCCAGTCGTCGCTGGCGGATGAGATGCTTGCGGCGCAGATTGCCAGCAAGATCCGGCAGCGCAATGTTCAGTCGTCGCTCGACGGTCAGGCTGGGCGTGCCGGTTTGGAGAAGCTGGGCTGATGCGCGCCGGTGGTGGACGTTCTAAGGGGGCGACCTTCGAGCGCGAAATAGCCAAGCTGGTTGAGCAGGCCACATCTCGCAAATTACGAAGACGCCTATCGCAATATCAGGAGAAGGATCTGAGCGATCTGGAACCTGCCGACGGCAAGCCGTTCCCGTTCCTGATCGAGTGCAAGCGGTACGCGAGCGGTGTGTCGCCGAAGTGGTGGGATCAAATCGTCACGGCGGCACGGTCTGCGGCTAACGTCGATGACGCCCTGCCGTGCCTGATATATAAGCTCGATCGCCAGCCGATACAGGTGAGGCTGCCGGTGCAGGCGCTGGTGATGCTGGGCGCACCGTTGGCCGGTGACTTGGCTGAGGCGTATGACTGGCGCTACACGGTAACGATGGACTGGGACACATTCGAGATGGTGCTGCGAGAGCATCTGGCGGGGGTAGTATGAAGTATTGGCTGATATTAGTGGTGATGACTAGCGACACGTCGGGTAAGGTCGACGTCATATCGAAGCACGAGACGATCAGCGAGTGTCACGTCGCAATGACAGCGCGCGGCTTTGAGCAGGTTGAGAACACCTACTGCTTAATTACCGAAGATGGCGTCGATTGGAAAATCAAGTGACCCGGCCGAAGTATGAGACGCAGGGCGACCTAGACAACGAGCAGCGCGTCGCTGACATGCTAGAGCTGCACGGGTACGAGCTTTGCAAGCTGCCGGTGCGTTATGAGCTGGACTTCGCCATACACGACCTGCGCGACGGCGGCTCGGTCTGCGGCTTCGGTGAGGTCAAGGCGCGCCGGGTAAAACACGACGCATACCCGTCGGTGATGATCAGCTTATCAAAAGTTTTGAAGGCAAGGCAGTTGACAGACACGACTGGTTTGCCGTCTTATCTCATAATTCTCTACCTCGACTGTCTGGCGCGTTTGGACTTTGCCAGCGACTTCGAGGTGCGGAAGGGTGGTAGGTCAGACCGAGGCGACCCACAGGACGCCGACGTCTGTGCCTACTACCAACTAAGCGACCTGCGAGTAATCAGGTCATTTTAATAACTAATGTTGATGTTAAGGAGCAAATCGTTATGGCATTAGGTTTTTCTACAGAAGCCCGCAGCAGCGGGGACATTTTACCGATCATCAAATTCGATGCGAAGGGTGGTGACTGGATCAAGCAAGACCGCGTCCAAGGCGCGGACGGCACTTGGCAAAAGAACGAAGAGGACATTGCGCCGGGTTTCAAATTCGCCGCAGACTTGGACGCGATGGAAGTGGGCTGGCTGAGCTTTGCCTCGGGTGCGCCTGACTTTCATATGGTCAAGATCGGCGACGCGATGATGGCGAAGCCAAGCGAAGAGCATAAGCAGGCGTTTCGTATGCGTATCGTTATCAGCGGCGAGAGCGGCCCGCGGGAGTTTAGCCACAGCGCGAAGACTGTGCTGCGGGTGGTCGACAAGCTGCACGACCAGTTTATGGCCGAGCGTAATGCGAACCCCGGCAAGATACCGGTGATCGAGGCTGGCACGCCCGAGACGATTAAGATGCAGTCGCCACAGGGCGAGTTGCGTTTCAAGGCGCCGGTATTGAGCATCGTCAACTGGGTCGATCGTCCAGCAGCAATGGATGGGGCAGGCAGCACGCCTGCGTCACAAGAACACGCACCAGCACCGGTAGCGCCGCCCGTAGCGGCTACACCACCGGCCGCTGCAAGCGCAGGCAGCGACCTGTTCTAGTGCGTGGGTGGGCGGCGTTTTCCCTTGGCGTCGCCCACCACCTCAAGGGAACAGGGGTCGAGGGTTTATTATGAGTAATATCGCATCGTATATAGAGACGGTCGCCAAGGCGTACTGGGGCGAGCCTAACCAGAAGCGCGGACACACGCTGCGCTGGGGTACGCACGGCTCAAGGGAAGTCGACCTGCGGAAAGGCACTTGGTTTGACTTCGAGGCAAACGAGGGCGGGGGTGTCGTCGATCTTGTGCGCGCGAATGAGGGCGCCACAATAATGGGTAGCATCCCGGACATACTCGAAAAGAAATTTGGCATACAAAAGCAGGCGCAGGTGAAGTTGCAACCGGCGCGGTTTATGAGCGCGGTGTATGATTACACAGACGCTGACGGCGTCGTGCAGTATCAGGTGAGGCGTTACGAGCCGAAGACGTTTAGGGCTGTCAGGCCAGACGGTAACGGCGGCTGGCTGCACAACCTCGACGGCGTGACGCCGTTGCCGTACCGCCTGCACGACATGCTGGCACGCCCGGACATGCCGGTGTTTATCGTCGAGGGTGAGAAGGCGGCCGACCGTTTGGCGCGGCACGGCATCGTCGCCACAACGAATAACGGCGGGGCGAAGAATTGGAAGCCCGAGCTGAACCAGTGGTTCGCGGGTCGCAATGTCGTGATCCTGCCTGACAACGACGACGCGGGCAGGGCGCACGCCGACACGGTCGTCGCCAATATCTTCGACGGTGCGGCGGCGGTCAAGGTCGTCGAGCTGTCGGGGCTGGCAGACAAGGGCGACGTCGTCGACTACCTCGCCGGCGGTCGGGATATTGAGGACATGCTGTCGGAAGTTAAGGCGGCAGAGATGCTGGGCGAGGCGCCGGCGGTCGACGTGGCGGCGGACAACGACAATGCGGGTGAGCCGGACGTCGATTACTTCGACTTCGTTGGCGCCAGCTACATACGAAACATGCCGCCGATAGACTGGGTCATTGGCGATGGCGATAGTGGCATCATTACGCAGCACGGCCTCAGCGTTATGTATGGCGCGCCGGGTGCGGGCAAGTCGTTTATCGCGCTAGATATGGCGCTGTCGATTGCTGAGGGCATCCCGTGGCAGGGCATGCAGACGCGGCAGGGTAAGGTGCTGTACATAGCGGGCGAGGGCGTTGGCGGGCTGGGTAAGCGCCTCAAGGCGTGGGAAGCGCACAACGGCCGTCAGGTGGGCGAGAACCTGCACGTCTTGCAGGTGGCGGTGAATTTTCGTGAACAAAGCGACGTCGAGAAGCTGATGCGCTCGATCGACCGTGAGGGTGACGGCTGGACGTGCGTGTTCGTCGACACGGTGGCGCGGTCACTGGTCGGGGCGGACGAGAACAGCGCGACCGAGCTGGGGCTGTGGGTTGCCGCGGCGGATAGCCTCAAGGCGCACTGCAAGTGCGCGTTGGTGGGTATACACCACAGCGGCAAGGACAGCACGAGAGGCATGCGCGGCTCCAGCGCGCTTCTGGGCGCCGTAGATACGTCGCTGGTGGTCGCAAAGGACGAGAGCCTCGTATATATGCGGTGCGAGAAGCAGAAGGACGCCGAGCCAGTCGATGAGCAGGTGTTCGAGATGACCGAGGTGGCGCTGATCGACGGGTCGTCCATTGTGTTGACGCGTCTGGACGGCGATGAGGTGCCGAAGAAGCGCAAGTCGGGCGGCCTGTCGGTTAATCAGCAGATGGCGCTTGAGGCGCTGCAAAACGTGATTATCGAGACGGGTAATCAGGCCGTCGCGTCGTCACTTTGGCACGAGGCGCATAAGGCAAAATGCCCCGATTTAGCGCGTCAGAGAGCCGGTGAGGCGCGCCACAAGCTAATGGAGAAGAGAATTGTGGCGTCCGACGGCAATCGGGTGTGGATAGTAAATGAAAACAATTAGTTGGAAGAAAATGTCCGGTGTCCGCCGGACGCTGTCACGGTTGGCGGACGGTGTCACGTCCTGTCCGGTTTTCCTTAGGAACCGGACGGACACCGTGACGCTCGGACGTTACAAGGGAAAAAGGAGTTAATTATGGTGGCTAAGAAGCGTGTGGCGAGAGGTAAGCCGAAGACGGATAAGGTGTACTATCAACCGAGCCAAGCGGCTATGAGGCGTCAGCAACAGAGCCTGCACAAATACGATGACGAGGTTAACCGGCTGGAGCGGAAGTGGGGCATCGACAGACTGCCTTGGCTTGTGCCGCTGCAATTGCGTGAGCGTTTTTACGAGCAGCTCGACAAGCTCAACGCGGCGATCGACAAGTGTGAGGGCGTTGACCACGAGGTCGAGGTGACGCTCAGGGGTTGTGCCGCCATCGAGCGTGCAGCTATCGAGGGTGGCGCCGAGCCGCTAACCGGCGAGTACATCGAGGGCAGGATGCCGGACGGCAGGGTGCTGGCGATAACGGCCAACGGGTATGAGGCGGGTAAGGTGAAACAGGACAACCGCGAGATGAAGGTGTTTACGGTTGACGAGGTGGGCGTCGTTCTGGAAAAGTGGCTGGAAGAGAACAAGGCGAAGACGCTGGTCGATGAGGCGAAAAATGTTTTCCCCGGCGCGGTGGTTGAGAGTATAGTGAAAAACCAGTTGCTGCTGGATGACGAGGTGCCGTTCTGATGGAATACGAAACCGAGCGTGATGACGTACTGAAAGACCGCGAGTACATGCTGCTCGGTAAGTCGACGTGGATCGACATACGCAATCTCACAGTGAACGTGCAGCGCACTGAGGCGGGTGTTACGGTCGACGTGTGGCCGAGAGAGCTGATGCGGGGATACGCGCCCATAGCGACGCTCTCGGTGCCATTCAGCGAGGGAAGCGATGTCGAAGATTGAGCAGGGTGACGGGTCAATGGCTAGGCTGCTGTCGCAGCAGCGTTGTCCGAGGTGCCGGTCGTTGATGCTGATACAGAGCGACGACGGGTACAAAAAGAAATACGATTGCATAGTGTGTGGTTTGAAAGTAGTTGACGTAAAGGATAGCGAATAATGAAACGAGCGGACTGTTTGGATACGGCTAAGGCATATGTTACGAAGGATCGGGCAAACGATCACGGCGATATGGAAGACAACTTTAGGACGATTGCGACCTACTGGTCGACGCATCTGGGTCACAAGATCGAGCCGCAAGATGTTGGCGTGATGATGGCGCTGCTGAAGATGGCGCGGGTAAAGAGCAATCCATTCCACGAGGACAACTACGTTGACGGTGCCGGGTATCTGGCGTGCGCTGCGGAATGCGTTGACGTCGATGGCTGACATAATAAAATTCGGCGAGCGTCACGTCGTCCACTTCTTCACCGACCCAGTGACGTGCGACTGGTGTGACGAGGAAACGAAAGGCTTTGTGTACGAGGGCATGCAGTCGATCGTGTGCAGCCTGTGCAAGCAGCCGCTGCTCATTATCGAAGACAAGCCGACGCTGATTGTGACTTTAGAAAATGATGATTACGACGAGGACGACGATGTCAGCTAAGACGCCACAGGAAGTGTTGAACAAGTTTTTAGAGCGTGTCGCCAGTGGTGAGCCGGTGAGTAAGGTTTGCAAAGACCCATCTATGCCTGCTTGGGTGACGATATCGACACGCATAGCGGCTGACCCTGAGTTTGAACAACAGTATCGGCTGGCGTTAGAGTTTCGCGGGATGGTGCTTGCTGACGAGCTTGACGACATAAAGCGCGAGGCAAAGACCGGGTTGATCGACCCAGCAAGCGCACGCGTCGCTGCTGATATACTCAAGTGGCAAGCGGCTCGCATGACGCCGAAGATGTATGGTGATAGGCAGCAGGTCGATGTGCAGGCGGTGAAGGGCGGCAGCTACCTTGAGCTGCTAACGAAGGTCAATGATGCGGCTAAGGACAGATTGATCGAAAGCAAAGAAGACACACAACCCGATAGACTACGCGCGCGCGATGAAGTTAACCAAAATCCGGTTAACAAGAAGTTGCACAAAAAAAAGGCAAAACAGCGCAAATGACGGTAAAGTTATCCACAGGCAGCGTAAGTCATTGTTTTTGCACAACAACGAAATTCCATAATCAACGTTATGCGACATTTTCTGCAATTATGCCGAAAAATAACCAAAATCTGGTTACCCCCCCCCGGTCGATCACACGCGGGGGGCGGGAAGAAAAATATATACCCCTTACCACCCCACACCCCCCGTCGGAGCTGACGCATGACTGACACCCACGCCACCGTCGAAGCAATCGCCGCGCTGCGCGAAGACCCCGCCCTATTCGTTGAGACGGTACTGCAAGCCACGCCGCAGCGCTGGCAGGCTCAGGCGCTCGACGCCATAGCAAAGCACGACCGCGTCGCCATAAAATCCGGCCACGGCGTCGGAAAAACCGCATTTGAGAGTTGGGTCGTGCTGTGGTGGCTGATGACGCACTACCCCTGCAAGGTCGCCGTGACGGCGAACAGCGCGCACCAGCTATCCGACGTGCTGTGGACAGAGATAGACCGCTGGGCGCGCAACATGCCCCAAGCGTTCAAAGACCTGCTCGAATTTAAGTCGGACAAAATATCGCTCAAGGGCGCAACCGACAGCTTCGCCGTGGCGCGTACATCGAGGCGCGAGAACCCGGAGAGCTTGGCGGGCTTTCACTCGCCGCACATGCTGTTTGTGGTCGAAGAGGCGTCCGGCGTGCCTAACGTGATATTTGAGACGGCCAGCGGCGCGCTATCCACCCCCGGCGCGAAGATAATTATGTGCGGCAACCCCACGCGGTCCGACGGGTACTTTTACGACGCGTTCCACGGCGACCGCGACAAGTGGCGCTGCATCACTGTGTCGTGCGAAGAGGGCGAGTACGTCGACCCGAAGTTTATCGCCGAGATGGCCGAGAAATACGGCGACGAAAGCAACGTGTTTAAGGTGCGCGTGCTGGGCGAGTTTCCGACGCAATCCGACGACGTGCTGCTGCCGCTGCACCTGATCGAGGACGCGGTGACGCGCGACGTCGAGGCCGGGCCTACCACCCCCGTCGTCTGGGGGCTGGACGTCGCGCGCTTTGGCGGCGACCGGTCGGCACTGGCGAAGCGTCAGGGCAACGTGCTGATTGAGCCGATCAAGACGTGGCAGAACAAAGACCTGATGGAGCTTGCCGGTATCGTGCTGAGCGAATACGACGCCGTGCCGTACAGCCAGCGGCCGCAGGCCATATACATTGACGCGATTGGCTTGGGCGCCGGGCTGGCTGACCGACTGCGCGAGCTGGACATGCCCGCCGTCGCTGTGTCGGTATCCGAGACTGCGTCGCTGAAGGATCGCTTCAACCGGCTGCGTGATGAGCTGTTCTGGGGCGCCCGCGAGTGGTTTGAGGCGCGAGACTGCCACATACCGGACGACGGCACGCTGATGGCGGAATTGTCGGGCATACGGTACAAGTACCTGTCGACCGGCAAGCTGAAGGTCGAGAGCAAGGACGAGATGAAGCGACGCGGCCAGCGCAGCCCCGACGTGGCCGACGCGTTTGTGCTGACCTTCGCGGGGCAGGGTGCGGTTGCTGGCGGCTACTCAAGGGGTTATAATCACAATCGCACACTGAAACCGAAGACGAACTGGGTGGTTTGATGAACGGCTTACTGTCTCCCGACGACATGATGATGGCAGGCGCTCAGGGTACGCCGAATAACTCAGACGCCCTGATGCAGTCGCTGTACGGTATGGGCGATTATGCCGACGCTGGCATGATCCTGCCATACGCGATCACACCGCAGGGCGAGCGCGTTTTGTCATTCCCTGCACCTGTTCAGTCGGTTGCGCGCACTGTGGCGCGTGGTATGGGCGCTATGCCATTAGAAACCGACCCATATACCGGCATGCTGTCCGAAAACGTGCTTGCAGACGCCGCTGAGGCTGCTGGGCTGTTTACTGGCGCCGGACTACTGGCACCCAAACCAGCGGGCGCTATCGGCATGTCTGGAGGCGGTGGCGGCGTAACACGCACAATACCGCCGCGCCAAATCGACGATCTTGGCTTTTACAGTCAGGCGTTAGAAACGGCTGCGCGTTTGCCGCAGGCAAAAGGCACAGGCCAGCAGATGGAAGCTATGCTGACCAAGGGTGGCGTAAAGCCTGACGAGATAGCGTTTACACCCGGCCTACGCGGCTTGCTAGATCAGCCGCAGGTTACACGCGAAGAGCTGGTTGGCTTATTGCAGGAAAAGCAGATTAGGCCGCAGGAAACGGTGCTTGAAAGTGCGAAGTTTGAAAGTTTGAATTTTCCGGCTAGGCCAGATGTCGTAACCCCCGAAGAATACTTTGACCCCGTTGATCTTCAAGAAGAAATTGTAGACGCTCTGCACCTCAACACCGACGCTTATGTTGAGGCGGCGTTTGGCGGTAAAAAAACAGAAAAAGAAATAGAAGATTTAATTGAAAAAATAGATGAAGTCGGGTTTCCCACGGCTGACGATATTGGTCAGGAAACGCTTGATGCGCTGTATTCGGTGGCTAGGGATCAGATTTTTGAAGAATACAACATGAACCCGACTTATCGCCTTGTTGATCCTGACACTGGATTTAAGATAATGGGAAATGACGTTGAAGGCTTTGATATTTTTGACGCAGATGGCGACAGAATTGCGGCCTTTGAAGATTCTATTGCTGAGGCACGCGTGCGCGCGCACGATTTGGCTTCCGATTTTGGTATTGTATCTGGCGGGTTTGATGACGTTAGGTTTAATCAGCCGGATATGGTCGAAGAAGGCGGCACAAATTATCGCGAAAATCTTTTGCAGATACCGGAATACGAGGGTATGACGCGTGAGTTTTATAAACAAGGCCATTTTGACGAGCCTAATATTGCTGTCCATACTCGCACAACAGACCGCAATACCGAGAGTGGCGTCAACGATGTTTTGTACGCTGAAGAGTTGCAATCAGATTGGGGCCAAAGCGGTAGAAAATATGGATTTGACACACCAAAAGACAGAGAAAAATTAGCTCAAATAAAAAAGCAGGTAGAGCCGATACAGCAAAAACTAAACGATGCTGTAGATAAAAGAGACGCTTTTTATAGGGACTTTATGAACAAAATCGCTGAAAAAGTTGGCGGTGTAAAAATAACAAAGGACGAATTTGATAAAGATTATGCTATGGCAGGTTTGGCTATAAAAGCAAAAGACGGTTCAGAGCTTCTCAGCCGCTCCGAGGTAAACGCGCTTATGAGAGGCACAGACCAAGTTGCACTAACTGCTGATGGCCGAGAGCTTCCGATTGATCCGTCAAATTTTGACGGCGTAGATATTGCCACAAAGATGGGCGATTTTGATTTTAGGATAAGAAGCGCCAGAGATGAGCTTGACAATACTAGGGGCGAATTTGGGGCTGACATACCTATAGGCCCGCTTGTTGGCAACACAGAAAAATTTGTTGAGGCGGGCATCAAGCGCCTTTTGATACAGGCCGCAAACGAAGGCAAAAGGTATGTGTCGTTTTCTCCGGGTGATTTGCAGGCTGATCGGTGGAATAACCCCGGACTTGTTGTTCACTACGACCAGATCATTCCTAGTGTCGGAAAAAAAATAGCCAAACGCTTCGACAAAGATGCGTTTACCGGCAACAAATATATCGAAGAGCTGGGCGACCGCTTTACCATCGAAATCACGCCTAAAATGCGCGCGGCGATACAAGAGGGCGTGCCGTTGTTTGCCGCTGGCGGTCAGGGCTTGCTCGCCGCAGGCGAAGGCATGCGCCAACAGCCACAACAAGGAATATTGTACTAATGCCCGCCCGCAAAAAGAAAAACGTGAGCCTGTCAGTCGGTCGCGGCGAAAAGCAGTCGGTTAAGGCTGGCGGTGGACTTACGGCCAAGGGTCGTGCAAAATACAAACGAGCCACCGGCTCGAAGTTAAAGGCGCCCGTGACCGGCAAAGTAAAGCCGGGCAGTAAGGACGCAAAGCGGCGCAAGAGTTTCTGCGCCAGATCGAGGAGCTGGACTAGCCCGCGCGGCAAGGCGGCTCGACGCAGATGGAAGTGTTAGGAGAAAAACATGCCCGGACATTACGGTAAGAAAAAAGGCAAAGGCAAAGGTAAAGGCATCAACATGCAGACCGGTAAATACTGCAAGTAATGGCCTCACCGAAACCCAAAAATCCCTCGCTTTGGTCTCGCGTAAAGTCTGAGGCGAGGAAAAAATTTGACGTGTACCCGTCCGCCTATGCTAATGCTTGGGCGTCGAAAGAGTACAAGCGTCGCGGCGGGACTTGGTCAGGCCCCGACAACCGTGTTAAGAGGACGAAGAAACGTGGCAGCAAAGCGAAAGCCTAAGGCTGGCCTCGGCAAGTGGTTTGGCGAGAAGTGGGTCGACGTTAAAACCGGCAAGCCCTGCGGGCGCAAGGCCGGTGAGAAGCGCGGCTACCCTGCTTGTCGTCCAAAGAAGGTCGCCAAGCGCGTGACCAAAAAAGAGGCGCAGAAGAAGACCGGCCCGGCAAGGGTAAAGTGGTCGGTTACGGCGTCTGGAAAGAAGAGGAAGAAATGATTGTATGTGATAATTGCCCGTACCGTGGGCGTTGTGAGAATATGGCGCGTTGCATCCAAGGTAAAAATCCGCCGGTCGAAGTCGTGGCTACGCCTCGCCCACCAAAAACTGTGGCGACGACATTCGGACACACCGAGACAGCCGCAAAAATAGGTGCGACGATTAAGCCTGCCAAGGGCGCGAAAAAGAAGACGCGCAAGGTGACAATGCAATGATGGTGCGGCGCCCTATAGTTGGCCGCATACGCCGCGTTCAGCCCCCGCTGGAAGAAAAGCCGGAACTGTGTAATAATAGCGTAGCGGATAAAGCTAAACCCGCGCCAAGACGCGTGGCTAAAGGTGCGAAGAAAAATGGCTAAAATGGACGACTACCAGCTCGGCTCGATTGTGTCAGGTGAAATCACCGACGCACTAAATCACTTCGACAGCGAATACACCGAGGAGCGGCTGCGCGCCCTCGACTTTTACTTGGGTGAGCCGCTGGGCAACGAGGTTGAGGGTCGGTCGTCTGTAGTCGCCACTGAAGTCGCCGACACGGTTGAGGCTATTATGCCTAACCTGATGCGGGTGTTTACGTCCAACGACAAATACGTCCGCTTCGCGCCGCGTAACGCTGAGGACGTCGAGGCAGCCGAGCAGGCGTCCGATTACGTCAACTACATCATCAATCAAAGAAATGATGGCTATAAATTACTGCACACGTTTTTCAAAGACGCGCTTTTATTTCGTATGGGCGTCATAAAATTTTTCTACGAAGAAAAAGAGCAGGTAGACGAAGAAGAATACAACGGCTTGTCCGAGGACGAGCTGGTCATGCTGATGAACGACCCCGACGTCGAAATCGTCGAGCAGGACGAAACCGTAATGGAGAGCATGTACAGCGAGGAAACTGGCGAGACTGTGCCGCTTCGCTCTGAGTACGACCTGACCGTCCGCGTCACACGCAAAGAGGGCGAGATCAAGGTCATCAACGTGCCGCCCGAGGAATTTCTGGTGTCACGCCACGCGACCGGCAATCTGGAAGACGCACACTTTATGGCGCACCGCACGTCGCTGACTGTGTCCGAGCTTGTGGCTATGGGTTACGACCGCGACATTGTCGAGAAGCACGCCGGAGAGAATGAGCTGGACGTCGACCGCGAGGTAAGCAATCGCTTTCAAGATTTAGAGGCTGCCACCGGCGTTGACCCGGCCGACCCAACTTTGCGCTCGGTCATTTACCACGAGTGCATTATGAACGTAGACTTCGACGGCGACGGCATCGCCGAGCGTCGGCGCATCTGCGCGATTGGCTCCGACGGCGCCGAGATACTGCACAACGAGCCGTGGGATCACATCCCGTTTGCGGTTGCGTCGCCCATCCTGATGCCGCACCGGCTGGTCGGCCGCTCGATCTACGACATGACCGAGGACTTGCAGGTCATTAAGACCACGCTGATGCGCCAGTATCTGGACAGCGTCTACAGCTCGACACTGCCGCGCATAGCGGCCGTCGAAGGTGCCGTAAATCTCGACGACCTGCTAGATGCACAGGCTGGCGGGGTGATCCGGGTTCGCCAACCGGGCATGATACAGCCACTAGCTGGCGCGTCTGTGGGTAGCGAAATACGCCCGCTGATGGATTATTTGGACACGGTAAAAGAGCAGCGCACCGGCATGAGCCGCGCGTCTCAGGGTCTGGACGCCAATAGCTTGCAGTCGTCTACAGCGTCAGCCGTCAGCGCGACGGTACGCGGCGCGCAGGTCAAGCTGGAAAGCTACGCGCGCACAATGGCTGAGACGGGCGTGAAGGATCTGTTCAAGGGCATCTTGGCGCTTGTGCTAAAACACGACACCAATGAGAAGATGATGCGCCTCAACAACAGCTTTGTGCCGATTAACCCGGCCGAGTGGAAGTCGCAGTTTGACACCATCGTGCAGGTCGGGCTTGGCACCACAGACGACGAAACCAAGATTGCGTTCCTGACGCAGATTGCGGCGAAGCAGGAGCAGATCCTGATGCAGCTTGGCGCCGACAACCCGCTGGTGTCAGCGCCGCAGTATGTGAACACGCTGCGCTCGATTGCCGAGATTGGCGGCTTTAAGGATGCCGATCAATTCTTCAACCCGCCGCAAGTTGTCGCCCAGACGCTGGCAATGCAGAAGCAGCAGGCCGCGCAGCAGCAGCCGCAGCAAGACCCGGCGATTGTCGCGGCACAGCAAAAAGCGCAGATGGACATGCAGCTTGCACAGCAGAAGGCTGAGGCTGAGATCGCGTTGAAGCGCGAGCGTATGCAGGCCGAGCTAGAGCTTGAGCGCGAGAAGATGATTATGGAAATGGACATGCGGAGACAAGAGCTGGAAGCCGAGGCGCAACTACGCGTGGCTAAGGCTGTGACCGACGCCGAAATATCAACCAACCTGCCGAGGGCATGACGATGGCTATGAAGAACCCACCACGCCGCACCACGATCAGAGGTCAGAAGCACCTGCTGGCTTACATCACGCCGGAAGAGGCGCAACTGCTTATGGACAATGGTGGCTCTGGTGAGCCGGGGCCAATGGGCATACCGTCATTTCCGCCATCTGAGCGTGACAGTTCTGGTAGAAACACTGGTAGCGGAAGAGAAGGCGGTTCTAGTCGCGGTGGCTCTAGTGGTCGCAGTGGCCCTCGCGGCGGTCGCGGTGGTGGTCGTGCAAGCGCCGGTATGGATACAGCGCGAGGACGTGGTAGAAGTGAAGACAGAGATGCGGCGCAAGCTGCTAGAGATACGGCCGCTGATAGAGCAAGAGAAGCAGCACAAGACGCTATTGACCAAGACATAGCCGAACCAGAGGCTATTCGCCCGGATCAAGAGCAAATGTCCGCTGAATTGGCGTCTCGTCCGGCGGCTGGTTTAAGTCGCGCTCAATACAATGCAATGCCCGGATATATGAGGGCTGTTTACGATCAAACAGGCGCTTATAACTTTGATATTGACCCAGTAACAGGAAGGGTCACTGGTTTTACAGGGCCAAGCGTTCTTGGTTTTACGCCCGGTATTGCTGGATTGCTTACTAGCCTTATGCCAGAACCCACAACAGAGGCAGAGCTTGGTGGCGTTTATACTGGCTTTGGGCGTATGGGAGAAGACCGAGAATTTATGGGCGGCACTGGACGCGAGGATGTTGTCGAGGCGCAAACAAATCCTGTTACCGGCCAGCAAAACCAATGTCCAGAAGGCTACGTCTTCGACGAGGACTTGCAGGCGTGTCGTATGGGTGGCGGTACGCCGGGCTTCGGCACACCAGTCACCGGCGCTGGCCCGTATGAGGCTGGCGACTACGCGCGTATGGGCTTGCTTGACGTTGCGCCTATGGGTACGGGTATGTTCGCAGAACGGTATGGTGCGGGCTTTGGCACGCCGCAGGACTTCAGCGCGGCCAACTTGGCGTTTCGGCGTGGTGCGGCGACGCGCCCGCAGTATTTCCAGCAAGCGCCTGACCTGACAGGATACACACTTTTAGCGTAGGGAAAAATGGACAAACACAAACTAAGGGACAAGCAGGCGCGGGCAGAAAAGGCCGCCAGCCTGCTAAGGCATGAGCTTTTTGTTGAGGCGTTTGATTACCTTGACACGCAGTTTATTGAGGCTTGGAAGTCGAGCGACGTTAAGGACGCAGAGGCACGCGAGCGTATTTATAACCTAAGCCAAGCACTTAGCGCCCTGAGGGGGTATTTTCAAAGTGTGGTAGAGGATGGTAAGTTAGCCGAAGCGCAACTGCAAGATTTGCAGAGGCGTACCATTTTTAACAAAATAAGGTGATGACATTATGGTCGATAATCCGAGTGGAACCGACGCCCTTTCAATGAATGACGCATTAAGCCTTCTGAGCAATCCCCCAGCGGATACTGCGGCAGAAGAGCGGACTGAAGCTGACGAAGAGCAGCTTCAACAGCCCGAAGCCGAGGCACTAGATGCCGCCACCGACAACGCCGACGAGGCGCCGGATGACGACATCGAAGATGATGAGGCTAGTGACGGCGAAGATGACTACTACGATGATGACGACGACGAAGTTGTCGAGGAGCCTCAGCAGACCTACAAAGTCAAAATTGACGGCGAAGAGGTAGAGGTAGACCTAGACGAACTGCGAAACGGTTATCAACGGCAGCAGTCATTTACTAGGAAGTCGATGGAACTTGCTGAGCAACGCAAAGCCTTTGAGCAAGAGGCAGCCGAGACCAAGCAACTCCGAGACGCCTACGCGCAGCAACTTGATCAGTTGAGCGCCCAAATCCAACAGACAGTCCAGCAGGAACCTGATTGGAGAGCCTTGTCAGAAACAATGAGCGAGCGTGACTTGTTCCTAGCTAAGACCGAATGGGATCAGTATAAGGAACAGCAGAAAAACGTCGACGCCGAGAGGCAGCGCGTCGCTCAGGAACAGATGCACGATCATCAGCGCAATCTGGAGAAGCACTTGCAACACCAGCGCGCCGATATGATGCAACGCATACCCGACTGGCAGAATGACGATGTGCGGGAGACCGAGCGTCAGGAAGTCATAAAGTATGCACAGCGTCGCATTGGGTTTAGTGAAGAAGAGATCGCCAACGCGTCTGACGCGCGGGCTATCGAATTGCTTTACAAGGCGTGGAAGTGGGACAATCTTCAGTCGAAGAAACCCGCCGCCAAAAAACGCACCCGGCAGGCGCCAAAGATGGCTAAGGCAGGACGCCCGAAGACCAAGCGAGAAGTTGCTACCCGTTCTCAGCGTGAGGCAAAAAAGCGTTTTGAAAGCGCCGGAACTGTCGACGCTGCCGTTAATTATCTAATGGGCAGATAGCCCGAGGAGTACGACTATGACTGTGTTTTCAACACAAGCGGCTGTCGGCGAAAAGGAACAGCTCGCCGATATTATTTACCGCATTAGATAGGGTAGGTGCGGTCTAAACCGGATGAACTGCTGGAACCCTAAGGCGAAAGCTATGGCAATCAGCATCCAAGCCGTCGGTACACCGGCGGAAGGTTCAGAGACTACCTGAGGGGTGAAGCCCCCTTAATAACAGGCTAGAGCGTCCGGCACCCCAAACCGGGGTGATGATATAGTCCACTCCCACCGAAAGGCTGGGGTATAAGGCGACCCTGCTGAAACACCGATTTTCAGCAACGTAAAAAAAGAGACCAGCAATGGTATCTTTACTGAGTGGCAGGTCCAAGAATTGGCTTCAGCATCTGCTACCAACTACCATAACGAAGGTGCGACGACTTCTACAGCCGCCGCAACTCCAACATCACGCGTGGGCAACTACCACCAGATTTCCAAGAAGGTATTTGCTACCTCAGGCACTCTGGACGCAGTTGACACAGCAGGCCGTGAGCGGGAACACAACTACCAGAAGGTGTTGAAGGCTCTCGAACTGCGCCGCGATATAGAGAAGGCAATCGGTGACACCGACGTTGCCCGCTCTGGTAACGACCCACGCAAGTCAGCGTCTTTGACTTGCTGGATCACAAACGGCTCAGTCGGCGCGACTGCCGGTGCCTTCGCCACAGGCGACGGAACCGACACGATCACCGGCGGAGACGACCGTGCGTTGACGCTTGCCCTCATCGAAGACGGCATGCAGGATGCGTGGACCGACGGCGGCAATCCCCGCCTGATGATTGCGTCTGCAACTAACCGCGCTAACTTCTCAGACCTGTCAGCGTCTGGCAACTTGGTGTCTAACGACGTGAACATGACTGCCGCTAAGGAAGTCACATACGTCGGTTCGACTTCAGTGTTCCTGACTGACTTCGGTACTGTTGAGGCGGTTCCATCACGTCTACTTGGTAACGACCGGGTGTTCTTGGTTGACCCAGACTTTGTGTCAATCTGCACCCTCAATGGCCGTAACTTCCTTGAGGAAGACTTGGCTAAAGACGGCGATGCTCAAACAAGCCACCTTGTGGTTGAGTGGGCGCTCAAGCCGACCGCGCCAAAAGCGCATGCAATGATTATGGACTTGAACGGTTCGTAATTGTTAAACGATTGAGGGGGCGGGCGACTGCCCCCTCTCTTCTAATTCATAGGTGGTAATATGAAACGCGTTTTATACACAGACCCGTACACACAAAAAGAAGTGTACATGCACCAGAACAATGACGGCACGTCTTACATCGAGCAGAAGCAGAGCTTTGAGGGTCTGGTAAAGCTCAACCGTCAGATGAACAACGACTACCAAAAGGGCAACATGATCGGCAACACGCAGCGCCACATGCAGCATGTAGCGGAAATCCCAAACGTCGTGTATAATCACCTGATTGAGACGCTTGGCACGCCGCAAGAAAACCCGAAGGGTTGGAAGGCGTGGCTAAACGACAACCAGAACCGTGATTTTAGAACAGGCGGCGGAAACATATAATGGCAGTCGACACTTACACCAACCTGCAAACAGCGATTGCCAACTTCTTGGCGCGTGACGACTTAACGGCGCAGATACCGGATTTCATCACAATGGCTGAGGCGCGCATGAGCCGCGAGCTTGAGACGCGCAGTCAGGAAAAGCGCGTCACTGCGGCAACGGTTGCGAACAACGAATACCTCGCCCTGCCGGTTGACTTGCGTGAGGTGCGCGAGGTGAAGTTAAACACCACGCCGCTGACTGTGTTGAGTTACTACAGCCCGTCAGCTCTCGACACCAAGTTTTCGTCGGGAGGTGCTGGCAAGCCGCTGGGCTACAGCATCATCGGCGACGAGATCAAGCTGCGGCCGATACCGGACACAGCCTACACGGTTGAGATTGTCTACATCGGCACGATCGAGGCACTGTCAGCCACAAACCAGACAAACAACATCCTGAGCCGGTCGCCCGACGCCTACCTTTACGGCGCACTGGCCGAGGCGTATGCTTACCTGTTAGATGAGACGCGTGCGTCGCAGTACCTGCAACGGTTCAACCTTGCGCTTGAGGAGATCAAGGTTGATGAGCAGCGCTCGCATTACGGCACCGGGTCGTTGTTTATCAGCAGTGTGTATCAACGACAAAATTCAGCAGTGGAGAGCTAAGCTATGTCCAGTCTATCTGACTACCTTGAGAATGAAATTCTCGACCACATCTTAGGCACCGGCGCCTACACGATGCCAACAGCCGTATATGTCGGTCTGTCGACTGGGTCGTTTAACGACGACAACAGCGGCACCGAGTTGACTGGCAGCAACTACGCCCGCGTGGCGGCTACGTTTAGCGCGGCGGCTAGTGGCACAACGTCAAACAGCGCGGCTATCGAGTTTAATGCGGCCACCGGCTCTTGGGGCTTGATATCTCACTTCGGCATTTTTGATGCCGCCAGCTCTGGCAACCTGCTTATCCACGGCGCGTTCACCACAGCCAAAACAATCGCGTCAGGCGACATCTTGAAGATACCCACAGGTGATCTCGACATCACCGCAGCTTAGAGGCGGTAATGGCAACAGGAACCCCTAGCCTAGACAACTTTACGTCAAGTATTGACGCGCTACCCTATTCGCTGGATAGCGCGTTACTGCTAACTAAGGTCGATTGGTCAAACCCCACTCTCGAACAGCTCGATAACTGGGGTACGCTTGAGCAGCTAGATACGTTTGGCACGCTTGAGCAGATGGCCGACCTTGAGGTTTTGGCGTTTGAGGGTTCCGCATCTGTCGCGCTAACAGCCACCGGCGCTGTGCAGTTTGCTATTGAGATAGCAGGCACCGCAAACGTCGCGGTCACAGCAACAGCCACGCCACAGCATGTGCAGGTTACTGACGGTGCCGCGTCTATTGCGGCAACTGTCACAGCCTCAGCCAACCGCGTGCAGCCTTTTGCGGCATCGGTAACTGGTGCGGCGAGCGCCACTGCAAGCGCAATATTTATTGCGTCTTACGGCGGCAGCGCCACAGTCGCCTTTAACGCCACGGCTCAGGCGTTTTTGGTTTACGCATTTGAGGGCGAGGCGGAAGTAGCCGCCACAGCCACAGCGTCACCGGTCGCCGAGTTTGCTATGGTCGGGGCGGCAGAGCCAGAAATTACTGCTACAATCAGCGGCAGCATATTGGGCGAAGAGTGGTCAGCGATTGCGCCTACCACACCGTCTTGGGCGGCGGCTTCGGCTGGCGCGCCTAGCATTTGGTCTAACGCCCCAGCGGCGGCAACAGGGAATTGGTTGGGACAATGATACAGTTTGGCGAATGGCTACCGGATCAGCCTGACTTTACCAACGCAGGCGTCATTGAGGCGACAAACGTGGTGCCGGCATATAATGGCTATCGCAGTTTTAATCAGTTTGTCGATTATTCAAACGCGGCGTCTAACACACTGCTAAACGTGTTTGCGGCTAAAGATAATGACGGCACCGTGCGCCTGTTTGCCGGTGACGCGTCAAAGCTGTACTTGTTTAACGCTGGCACGACAAACCTAGACGACATCAGTAAGGCTGGCTCACCGGCGTATGATTTGGAGAGCAACGAGCGTTGGCGATTTGTGCAGTTTGGCGACACGGTTATCGCGTCCGGCGGTATTGGCGAAGAGTTGCAGAAGTTTCAGCTTGGCACCGACACCGCGTTTTCTAACTTGTCCGGCACACCGCCAAAGGCAGATTTTATTACGGTTGTGCGTGACTTTGTGTGGACGGCCAACATCGACGAAGGCTCAGGCCGCGTGCCGTATAAGGTGTATTGGTCAGGCTTTAACGACGCAACGAGCTGGACGGCTGGCACGGATCAGTCTGACTTTCAAGAGATACCAGACGCTGGAGCCATTACCGGGATGATCGGCGGAGAATACTGCACGATCCTGATGGAACGCGCCATCGTGCGAGCCACTTACTCAGGCCCGCCGCTTATCTTCCAGTTTGACAAAGTCGAGACTGCCAGAGGCTGTCAGGTGCCGGGGTCGGTTTGTAACATCGGCCACAACATATTCTACCTGTCGGATGACGGTTTTTACATGTTCGACGGGGCGCGCTCACAGCCGATCGGAGCTGAGAAAGTGGATCGGTTTTTCCTGACGCAAGATTTCAATTTCTCGTATAAGGACAAGATGACGTCTACCGTTGACCCGCAAAATCAGCTCGCTGTGTGGTCGTATGTGTCAAACAGCTCTCTCGATGACCAGCCCGACACATTGTTGATATTCAACTACGCTCTGGGTCGCTGGTCTTTGGTGAGGGTCAAGAACGACTTAGTGGCACCGTTCTTTACGGCTGGTTATTCACTAGAGCAACTGGATAACATCAACACCAGCCTAGACGCCCTCCCGGCCTCACTCGATAGCGCGCTGTACAAGGGCGGCCAATATCTGTTTGGCGGCGCAAACGGCGCAAAGATAGCGGCGTTTTCCGGCGACCCAATGGAAGGCACGATTGTCACCGGCGAGGCAGCAGTCAAGGTCGGTAATCATTCAATCGTCACGCGCCTGTACCCGTACCACGAGGGCGGCACGGTTAACCTGTCGATTGGCCTTAGAGGCACGCCCACAGACACAGTAAACTTCCAAAATGGCGGCACGACAAACGCCGCAGGCTTTGTGCCGTTTAGGGCGCACGACCGTTACCACCGCGTGAAGATGTTGCTAAGTGGTCAGTGGTCATACGCGCACGGCGTTGACGTTGACGTAAGGCCAGTGGGGCGCAGATGACAACAGCACAGCGCAGCACAAATTTTCGCACGTTAAACCCTGTCACAGCCACAACAAGGGAAGTGTCAGAGGTATTAAACAGGACTATTGATGGCGGATTAAATAGTATTGGGTACGCCACGCTTACAGCAAGCTCCACCACCACCACTGTAAACGACCCGCGATATGGGGTAGAGAGTATCGTATTTTTTACCGGCTACAACAAAACGCTAGAACACAGTTTGCCTTTTGTTAAAAGCACTAGCACCAATGGGACGATGATAATTGAACACAAAAATCACGGACATGACGTCGACGTCGCCTACCTTATTATCGGCTGAAGACCGACTTGGCGCTCAGTGGGAACGGTGCCACAAGTGGATTAGCGACGCGCTGAAGTATGCTGGCGAAACGCACACTATGGAAGACGTCCACCACGCTGTGGCTACCGGCAAGGCACAGTTACATCCGCTAGAGAAGTCTGCTATTATCACAGAAATAGTGGACTACCCACAGCGGTCTATATGCCGCATCTGGCTTGCGGGCGGAGACTTGAGCGAGCTGACTGAGGCGGAGAAGTCCATATCGGTTTGGGCTAAGTCACTCGGATGTGACGCGATGGAGATTATTGGCAGGAAGGGCTGGCAACGGCACCTCAAAGATTACACCGCGACGGCGGTTATTTTGGCGAAGGATTTGAACGATGAGTAAAGGCGGCGGATCAACACGCACAATCACCCAGACGCAAGGGCCACCAGAATACGCCAAACCGTTTATCGAATACGGTATGGGTCAGGCCAAACAGCTTTACACAGGCGGCACCGGCCAGCAGTATTACCCCGGCCAGACGGTTGTGGGTTACTCGCCGGAAAGCGAGATGGCATTAGCAGGTCAGCGTCAGATGGCGACTACCGGCTCGCCGCTTATTCCAATGACACAGGCCGTTGTGGCGCAAAACCTAGCAGGCACAAACCCACTACAGTCGGCTGCGTTCCGCCCAGCTATCGAGGCGGTGCAGGCTGAGGCGGCCAAGTCTGGACGCTACGGCTCAGGCTACCAGCAGGCGGCACTTGGTCAGGCGCTGGCGCCACTAGCGTATCAGGCGCAACAGGAAGCACTGGCACAGGCGCCGGGCGCGTATGAGTTTGGTTTCCGAGACTTGCAGAAGCTGGCCGAAGTCGGCGCGGCGCGTGAGGCGCAGTCTCAGGCCGAGCTGCAAGCTGACATGCAACGCTTCCAATTTGAGCAAGAGGCACCGGGTCAGGCGTTGGCTAATTATATGGCGATGGTACAGGGCGGAACGGTAGGCGGCACGTCGTCACAGCCGGTATTCCGCCAGCCGGTTGGCTCGGCGCTGTCAGGCGCACTTGGCGGCGCACAGATGATTGGTTCGTTTGCACCCGGATACGCTGGCTTAGGTGCGGCGGCTGGCGGCTTAGCGGGATTGTTGGGGGCTTAGTATGGCGCAGATGACACCGGCACAGCGATTTCTAATGATGACGCAGGGGCGTCAGCCACGCCCCGTTGCTAACATGATGCGACAGTATCAGACGCCTGCCGGGATTACCCCGCGTATGGCGTTGCAACGCCCACAGCCACCGGCACCAGCTATGCCAGCGGCAGCTCGTCTATCGCCAATGATGCAGCGCGTCGCGCAACAGGCCGCTATGCCGCGCATGACGCCGCCTGTGGCTGGCGCGGGTGCGACAACACCCCCGGCGACCACAACGCCAGCAGGCGGCCAACCTAGCGGGTTTATGAGTGCGTTTAGCCAGCCGTTGACGTCACCGGTCGGTCAGGCGATTAGCCAAGCCGCGATTGCGGGTGCGCGCGCCAGCGACTACTCGCCTACACCGGTATCGCTCGGCCGTGTATTAGCTGAGATGGGTGCGGCGGCTTCTGGCGGGTATATGGCAGGCGAAGAACGTGAACGTCAAATTAAAGCTGACGAGCGCGCAGCGAGACTGGCGAATTTACAGGCTATGACCGCTTATGCGAAGGCCGCACGCGGCGAAAAGCCAACGATGAAAATGCTGCCCGTAGAGGGTGGCGGTACGCAGTTGACTATGATCGACCCATACACTGGGGAGGAGCTACAAAAAATTGGCGGAGTTAAGCCGCCGTCAGGTATGAGGTTGGAATTTGATCCAGAAACGGGGCAAATGACTTTTGTGCAAGGTGCTGGCAGCGATTTAGAAAAAGGCACAAAAAAGGATCTGGAAGCCGACATATCAAACCTTACCGGTCAACTATCTATGCTAGATCAGGCGGCGGCCACGTTTGATCCAGAGCTTTTGACCTATGGCGCAGAGCTTGAGAGTTTGTATGGGACAACCTTAGCAAAGATAAACCCGTCTATGCTTAGTGCAGAACAAAAAGATAAATTAACTCGGCGCACGCAATTTGTTCGCGGCATTCAGCAAACATTTTCTACATTGCTTAATCAACTGTCTGGTGCGGCCGTGTCTAATTTTGAGCTTGGCAACGCTAGAAAATACAGCGTCAATCCAAATGACGACCCAATATCATTTGAAGCTAAACTAAGGGATCAGCGTGGCTTTGCAAACGCGGCTCTGTTTAGGGCGCAACAAATTTTGGGTGGCGAGTCTATTACCACTAATCTCGCTCAAAAGTATCCAATCTCGATCACCGGCAAGAACAGCCAAGGCGAGACAAAGACTTTATACATGCACGAGTTTGTAAACAAGTATATGGCTGCAAATGACGCGGATCAGGCGACTGCTATTGCGGCGTATGCCGAGGCGGCAAAGAAGGCTAGACAGTAATGGCTGACAATGTTTTTGACTTAGCAGACGACCGCACAATTAGCCCGGCGCCTATGCGTATGCCAGTCGCATCCGGCACGGCTGGCGCGGCGTCAATACCTACCGTTGCGGCGGCATCCCTAATTCAAGAGCCAGAGGCGCGCATACGTTACTACTCACAGCGGATGGGTATACCGGCGGAAAAGTTTGGCATTGCTGATGGCAACATCGTTTACCAGACGCCAGAGGGTGCGCTGCAACGCGTGTCACCCGGATTTGCGCGTGAAGTCGCCAAGGGGCTTGGCCCGTCTCTTCCGGCCGCAGGTAGCGCGTTAGGCACGCTGCCCGGTTTGCTTATGTCCGCGACACCGGCGGCGCCTGCCGCTATCCCGACCGCTATTGCTGGCGGCACGACTGGCGCGATGGGCGGTCAGTATATTAGAGAGCTTCTGGCAAGGCAAATGGCCGGGCAAAGAATAAGCCCAATTCGCGTTGCCACAGAAGGCGCCATAGATATGGCGGCGTCACTTACCGGCGCGCTAATAGGCAAGGGGCTTACCCGTGCGGCGGCCACTCAGGCGGCGAAGCAATTCAAGCAGGCGTTAAAGACAAGCGCAGGCGATGCGTCTCGCGCACTTCGTCAGACTTTGGCAAACGTCAACGCGCAGTACGGCACAAAAATATCGCTGACGCCAGCAGAGCTTACCGGCTCGGCAGACTTAATTGCGGCGCAAAAGGCGCTGACAGGAGACCCGCGCACTGGCGAGACAATGGCGCAATTTGCTCAAGAGCGCGGCGAGCAGATTGGTGTTGCGGCTTCTCAGATGCTGGAAAGCCTCGCGCCGAAAGCTGGCACGCAAGAGGCAACAGGAAGCGCATTGGCACAGGCTGCCGGTGAGGCGGTGACGCAGTTATCGAAGCAAAGGTCAGCAGCGGCAGCGCCAGCATACGCTAAGGCTTGGGAAGCCGGAAGCTCTGTAAACCTTCAGCCGTTTGACGCTTTGTTGACAGAGACGTCAGACAAATTTCAGCCGCTGAAAAACACGCTCAAAAGAATACGGGCAAACTACACAAAGCCCGCCAAAGTTAATGGCGAGACAAGGCCAGTAATTAGAGATGACGTAAACCTTGAGTATGTGCAGGATAACATCAAAGAGGTTTTGGATGATGAGATCAGCATTGCAATAAGATCAGGCGCAAACAAAAAAGCCCTCAGACTTCAAGAGTTACAGGGCAAGCTGTTGCAGGAAATGGATCGTCAGGTGCCGGAGTATGCGGGCGCTAGAAAAATCTGGGGTGACCTGAGCCGACCAATAGACGAAGTTGAGGGCGGTATACTGCCTATTCTGGCAAACAAAAACATCCGCGACTTTGAGTATATGGGCGCTAGGTTTTTGACCAGCTCAAGCCCGGCCGCTATCGCGCAGGCAAAACAAAATATACTGAAGGTCGAGGGCGGGCAGGACGTTTGGGATGCCACTGTTAGAGGCGCGCTAGAGCGTCAGTGGGAAAAAGCAAACAAGGTTCCAATGTCATACATATCACGCCCAGACTTAGTGGCAGCCAGAGCGCCTGCGGTGTTTTGGTCAAATATGGTTGGCAACAAAGAGCAATTAGACCGTCTGAAAGCCGCTATGTCGCCACAGCAGATTGAGGCGTTTACTAACCTAACCAAAATTATGGAAGCCGCCAGCCGCGCTATGTATACCGGATCAGATACTTCGGCAAAAGAGAGCGCTAAAGAACTGCTAGATGAAACAACTATGGCTGGCACCGCAATGAAATACGCGCTGGCGCCTTGGGCAATACCGGGCGCGGCAAAAGACGCCGCTGGACGGGCTATGTCAGACGCTAATGTTAAAAAGCTGGCTAACGTCCTAACAAGCTCTGACGCCGTTGAGGCGCTTGCGGCATTACGAGCTGGTCAGGGTGGCAAGTGGTTCAACGAGCGCAACATGATGATCGCTGGCCGCTCATTAGCTCAAGCCGCAATGATTGGCGGCGAGCTTGTGACTGACTTTGAGGATCGCCCGCCCAAGTCGATATTATCAGGCGGGGCGCCCAGCATGACGCAGGGTATGATCAACCCGTTTGATATGTAGGTGCCACTGACGCGGGCGCGCAAATATGCTATAAACTAGCAGAGGATTTGAGATATGAGCGTAAGAGATTACAACACCACCCCGTCCAGTAACACGACGATTGCGTCTATCGACATCTCGGAAGGCTGTAGCCCGGCGGGTATCAATAACGCGATACGCCAGCAGATGGCTGACATTGCGTCGGTGGTAGCCGGCACCGACGGGCTGGACGTGTTGAGCCTTGCAGACGACGACAACAGCGCACAGATCAAGATACAAGCGCCCAGTGCGGTAACGACCACGACCACGCTTACTCTGCCAGATGGTGACGGCACTGACGGCCAGACACTACTCACTGACGGCGCTGGCACACTTAGCTGGGGGCTAGGCGGCGGTGGCTCGTTCTTGGGCGAAGCTGGCGGCGGTCTGGGCGATATTATTCGCGTCCACGAAGAGCAGATCGACACAGATGTGACGGTTGCGGCTAATACAAACGGTTTGGCGGCGGGGCCACTTATTGTAAACGCCACGATAACCATTAACGGCAACCTGACGGTGGTTTGATATGAG